GGCGATGACGTCGCCGGAGCCGCCCTGGTCGGTCCACGCCTGGGAGAGTTCGGACATGGGGACGTCGCGCTCGTAGTGGTACTTGCTGCCGGCGCCCACCAAGAAACGGTTGGAAAGTATCTCCCACGTCCCGCCAAAGAGCAGTGTCGGATTCGTCGGCGCTATGCTCATGTAAATACTCCCCACCGGGTAAATCAGTTCTGCAATCCCGCCGAGCGTATTGAGGCGAACCGAGACGCGGTCGTCGACCACCTGCCACTTGACCGTACCATCCATAAAGGTTTCGCCCGGTGTTTTATGTGTGCCAATGCCGTCCGCAGCGGTAATGCCCGCCTGCATGCATTCCAAATGCAAATAGGACGGGATTTCTTCTGTTCGGACTAAATCGCTCAAAAGATACGTATGCTTTGGCTGACGCATATAGGGAAGGGGCTTGTCCTTCACCGTGGTGCTCAGTGTCACATCGCCCGTACCGTCAAAGGAAGTGCCGCCTGTCACATCTCCCGTCAGCGTGATCTGCCGCGCCGCGGAAAGCTTTTCCGCCTCTCTTGCCCGCGCTGCCTCATCCGCTTTCTTAGCGTGCTGCGCCTCCTTTGCCGTCTCTGCCTCTTTTGCATGCGCCGCCTCCCCCGCGCTCTCTGCCGCATCCGCTTTCTTAGCGTGCTGCGCCTCCTTTGCCGCGGCTGCCTCCTCCGCGACATCATTCTTCAGCTGCAGGCGCCAGATTTTCCAAACGACCGAACCATCCGTCACCTCATCCGACTGCTTCAGGCGCTCGTCGTTGATGGCAGATTCGATGTTCTTCTCCCCCGTCGTCCCGGCGACCTTGCACTCCAGATAAAATTGCGGCAGCGTCATGAGCCGGACGCATTCCCCTTCCGCGACTTCCGTCTTTGCCGTCCAATAGCCGCCGTATGTACGCGCCAGATCCGCCTCTGCCGCCGTGTTGCCGTCGTACACCGCGAGGATCGTCTTGCCTTGGCGAATCGTCAGCGCCTTACCGCTGCCGACGGCCTCCTTGTTCTCGTTCACGAACTTGCCGAGGCTCTCGCGGTAAACAGGAATCTGTCCATCCGCCAGCCGCGTGAAGACAAAGGGCTGCCCGCCGACCTTGTCCGCCGTTCCCGAGATGTTCACCGGCAGCACCCCGGCGCTGTTCGTCCGCACCAGCTTCTGGCTCTCCGTGCAGAGCATGGTGGTATTCGTCGGGGTCACCACATCCGCCGACTGCCGCACCAAATCGTTGTAGCCGACTAAATCCTTCGCCTGCAGCGAATACAGGAGCCGCCACGCCCCATCGCGCCAGAGGAAAAAGCGCCGCGTATCCGTCGCCAGATAGAGGTCATACGCCCCGCCGGCTGCCGGGCGCATCCGCTCATCGCCCGAAGATATCTGCCCGATGGTATCCGTATGAAAGCCCCCATGCCGCGCCACATCGAAAAGATAGACCCAATCCACATTCTCCCCGTCGCGGATGAAGAACCGGCCGCCCTCCACCTTAAACTGATATGCCTCCGGCGCCTCCGTGCTCGCCGCATGTGTCCGAAGTTCATTCAAATACACGTATAAGCGCTGCATCTCCGCCATGTACTTTTGGGCGAAATCGTCGATCGTATCCCCGCCCGAGCGATAATCCAGCACATTCTTTTCTGTCAGCTTTGCCACCGTCACACCTCCGCCACATCAAACGAAATCGAATTAAAAATCGTAATGCCGCCCTCGCCCTTTGCCCGCGTCACAATCGCGCGCTGCCGGTCTACGCATCGCTTTTCCGCGCGGTACATCTCCGTACCTGCCCGCCCGTAATCCTCTTCGTCGAATTCTGCCTTGCCGCCGTAGAGCGGGTAATACTTCACCTGGTAGATCTCCGTCTCGTTATGGCAGATATAGCGGTCATTGTGATAGAGCGCATAAGCGCTGGACGGGTGTCCGCCATGCAGCTTCACATTCCCGACCATATAGGTCTCTTCCGTGTCGTTCTCCAGAAAGGGCGTCGTATCCACCCGTACCCGCTTGATCAAATAGGAATTGTCCGAGACGAGCGTCTTGAGCGTAAAGCGCCAGGGCAAATACTTATCTTCATCCTTCGATGTCTTGGCATCCACCATATACAGACCGTGCGGCTTCAAGAGATAGATATGCCCGTCCGCCTCGACGGCATCCACTACCGGCGCATGGTACGCCCGGTAAAAATACGCCGCCGCCGCCACATCCAAGAACAAAAACGGCTGCTTGCCGTCAATAAACCAAACTTGCCCCATCGACGGCAAATACCGCACCTTCACATCCGGCGCAATCTCCGAGACCTGCTTGTATATCTTGTCGCTGATGTTCGTCGCCCGCATGTCGCCATACTCATCTGTGACATTGATCACCTGCACCATGTCGCGCCCCAAGACGACCGTACTCGACGCCAGCGCCACGCAGGCATGATAACACTTGCATTCAATCTGCCGCCCGATCTCGCTGACCTTCCACGCCGGAAAGGTATTCGTCAGATGATAGGCGTACAGATTATCTTTGAAGACGATCGTATCTGCCGAGAGCGTCGTCACCCCGACGATTTTCCCGCCGTCCTTATAGCCGATTTGCAGCCACTGTGCCGACGCCTCGTTGTTGCTGTCCGTCGTCCAGTTGTGCTCGTCGCCAATCCCTGAGCAGTGCAGTTCGTCATTAAAGAACGTCCAGACACGCCCGTCCTTGACAAACACCCCGCGGCAGTGCGCCGGGGACGATTCGATCGTCTCCAGTACCCCGCCGTGGTAGTACTGCAGCTGCCCGCCGCATGCCAGCATTACCCCGTCTTCCCATGCTGTATAGGCGATGTGCGAGCCATCTAAATTCAGCTCGCCGATGGAGGTCAGCTTGCCATGATCCACCCGGTACAAAATCCGATTCTTTTGACTTGCCACCAAGAGCGCACAGCCGATCGCATCGTAGATCAAATCGGTCAGCGTCAGCCCTTCGGCTAGGCAAATCGGCATCGTCCCTGAAATCACCCGCAGCTGTCCCTTGTAAAGCTCCACATTCACGGCTTTACTCAGTTCATTCTGTGCGATGAGCTCCGGCACCAGCGATGTATTGAGCCCGCCGGAAAAATCCGAGAAGGCAACCGTCTGCACATTGCTGTGTCGATTCGATAACTTCATAGCATCGCCCCGTTCCAGTATCCTTCCGTCTGTATCCCGTGCGGGCTCAGCCCATGCAGCATGGATTCCACTTGCGTGATGATGTTCTGCATCACCTGCGTCTCCTGCCCGATGTCAAATTCATTGCTCATCGACGCCCGGATGTTCACATACTCCAGCAGCCAATCGTCCATGTCGTTTGGGAACGGCGAGACATCCGACCCCTTTTTGAGCAGCTGCATGTCCTTTGTTCCGAGCAAATGAAACGGCATCGCCTCTTTTGGCACCGGGTGGATCCGCACCGTATCCAGCCCTTGCAGATAATACGCCTGCGGCACGCCCTGCACCGTCAGATCCGCAAGCTCATTCGGGTCAATTTGCCTGAGCAGCCGCCCGCCCACCCGAAGTGCGGAAACATGTGTCAGCTGCGCCCCGACCGCAAGCGCACCTTTGCCCGCCGGCAGCGTTCCCGATAGGTCTATGTCCGTCAAAAGCAGCGGGTTGATCTCAAACACTGTCCGCCGCAAGAACCGTATGCCGTCGTTGATATAACTCGTCAGTGTCTCATCGCTGTAGCCCGTCTTCTGCTCGTCATGGATCGCAGCCCGTACCCGGTTGAGTATCGCCTCCACTGTCAGCACTTTCCCCTACCTCCTTTCTGCATAAAAAGGGACGGGAAACCCCGCCCCAAAAGCCTCCTTACTTATCATCCGGCGACGCCGTCACCACATTCACCACGCCGAAGTCTGTCTTCGTGCCGCTGTTCGTATAGTCAAAGGCTGACTTGGCAATCCCGAAGATACGCCCGAACGCAAAGCCCATCTGATTCTTATAGTCGAAGGTATCCTCGTTCCACTCCGGCTCATTGCCGACCGCCATAACTGCCGCCTGTGCGCCCAAGAAGAGCGCATGGGATACCGGCGTCTTGGTGTTCACTGTCTTATCTCTAAAAATACGGTTGCTCTGATGGATTACCACCCCGTCGTACATGCCGAGCGCCCCCGTAAAGATGGGGTTTTCCTTGCCGCGCATGCCCGCATACTGCTGCGCATCCAAGAAGACTTTGTCCTTCATCAGGTCACGCGCCTGCCACTGGTCAACCACCATAACATACGTATCCGCGCCGTCAATCTTAATCGGCTTGACCATCGTGTTTTCGTCCGCCGTCGCCATGCGCTTAGCCTTGCCGATCATCTCCGCCGTAAATATGCCTGTCGCCGCAATCGCCGCATCGTTTGCCGCGCCGCCCGCATAAAGCACACGGTCTGGCGATGGATTCTTCGAGAGCACATCGAAGATCGTCTTGTCAATCTTCGTCGCCAGCCAGTCCGAAAGCGCGTTCTTCGCATCCGTGCGCATGTTCAGCTGAGTCTTCTGCTCCTCGAACTTCCCCTCGAGACGAACCGCATTTCTCAGCTGCGTGATCGTCACGCCGAAATCCTTGTAGATGAGCGATTCTTCATGCCCCTCCAGCATGCTGTCGCCCGTCACGCCGGCGCCCGTCAGCGGCATGAGGAGCGGGATTGTCACCGTGTCGCCCTTGCCCTTCTGCAGTTCCGTCTTAATCTGTACAATGCTGTCTGCCCCTGTCCCTGTAAACTTTTCAAAATACGACTTATGAAGACCGCTCGCCCAAGTATCCTTCGCCCAAGCTTTCATCACCAGCGTATCTGGAATCTTCGTCGTTGCCATAATAAAGCCTCACTTTCTAGCTCAGCTGCCCCGATAGCAGCATCTGCCGATACCTTGCCGGGATATCCTCCCAGTTCTTTTCGGATAACATCTTGTCCAGCGTCGCCGCCGAAACACTGCCGCCGACATCCGCCGCCCCTGCTACCTTTTCCGAGCGCGGGAACGATTCCGCCTGCTGCACCTTTTCCATCACGCGCCCGCCCTGCGCCTGCCTGCTCTTTTTGCCGCTGAAACTCGCTTTAGCATCCAGAAAATACCGCTTGATCAGCGCGATATCCCCCGGGGACGCTACATTGTGTTCAATGCGCTGGTATGCCGCTGCAATGGCGGGCTGCTCTGCCTTGCTGATTCCCTTCTCAAAATAGTCATTAATCGCATACTGCATCACCTGCGGATATGCCGGGTCGCTCATCTCCTTTTGTGCAAACGCGTTGTAATCCGCTACCGCGGCATTGTGCAGCGCCATGAACTGCTGCGCCTGCGCCGCCCGCTGCTGCTGCATCTTATACACGCCGTCGATGACCTGCGTCCGCGCGACATCCACAGCGGTTTTCCACTGCTCGCGCCTTGGGTCGTCGTCGTCCATATAAGAGAGCGCGTCGACGTCCTCCTTGGAGAAACCCGTCAGCTGCAGCGCCTGCTGGCGGACGATGGCGTTCAGCTGTTTCGTCGCCTCCGGGGTAATCCGCGGCTGCTGCACCTGCGGCGCCTGCTGCATCGCCTGCTGCGGCTGCGGCGGGGCTTGCTGCGCGCGCAGGCGTTCCACCTCCGAAGAAAGGTCTTTGAGCTGCGCTTCCAGTTCCTTCTTTCGGTCATGTTCCTGCTTAAAGCGCACATACGGGATCTTCTGCCCGGTAAGTCCTGCCGCATCTTCCGCCGCCTCTTCGACTGCCCCATCCGCTGCATCTTCTGCCGGCGCTTCCTTTGCCGCCTGCGCCTTTGCCTGTGCCATCGCCTCGCGTGCGCTGTCTTCTGAGATCCCCGCAAGCTCCGCCGGGATTTCCTCCTTCGGTGCCTCCGGCGCCTCCTCTGGCGCCTCCTCTGGTGCTGCCTCTGGTGCTGCCGCCTCCGGCGCTGCCTCTGCCTCTGCGAATCGCTGCAAGTCAAATACGTTTTCCATCTTGTATCCTTTCTGCGTTTAACGCCCGCCGGCGACATACGCCCTTGACGTAGGCGACACGAAATCTATAGAAACGCCCCCATGGGACGGTATCTTGCAAACACTACATAGCCGGCGCCACCCCGCTTAGGAGCGACTGAAGAGCCGCCTTTGTCATGGTGCTCCCCTGCGCGGTCGCCGGCGGGCGTTCGGCGGGCGGTGCCTGTCCTTGGCTGCCTGCCCCCATTGACGCGCCCTGTGCGCCATTTGGCGCGCTTGCAGGTACATTCTGCTGCATCTTTTCCTGCAGCATCGCCTGCAGCTGCTGGAGCTTTGCCGCCTGCTCTTCCTGCGCCGCCTGCTGCTGCCGCTCGGCTGCCATCTTTTCCGCCAGCTGCGGGAATAACTGCTCGACCATCAAATCCACCGCATACTGCCCAACCTGCGGGTCAATCAGCCCCTGCTTAGCCGCCATCGCAAATTGCAGCGGCAGCGGTGCATCCTTAAACGAAATCGACTGGCTCTGCCGCGTCGCCTGAATCCTTGCCAGTTCCATAGACGCTTCAAGCTGCTGTGTCTGGAGCGCGTTCTGCTGCTGCGTCAGCTGCTGCTGCGCCGTCAGCCGCTGTGCGTAGCGCTGCTTGATTTCCTCCTTGTTCGGGATGTCCGACAGGTCAATGATGAGGTCGAAGACCATGTCGCCCGGTACCCCGAGTTTTGAGACCGCATCCACCAGAGACCACATCTGCGCCTGCCGCTGCGTCGTCGACGCCTCAACATCGCTCACCACGATGTCAAACGCTCCGACCGAGAGATCGTTCAGCGTCTGGTGAATCGTGCCGAGCAGCGGGTCTTCCTGCACCACATCCTGATTCACCCGGATGAACTGCTGCCCATTCGTCCCCTCCACGCGGTAGACCTTATCTTCCGTATAAAACTGCGGCACCACCCCCGGGCGGTTTTCCTCCCCCCAAAGCAGCACCGCGATTTTCTTCTTTGCTGCGCGCAAATTGTCAAACATCGGCGCGATATGCGTGATCGCCTGCTTCTGCTTTAGCTCAATCGCGCGTCCGCTCGCACTGTTCGGGATATCTACCCCCATCAGCGCTTCATTAATGCCCGAAATCTCAACCAAGTCCTGCCCTGCCTGCGCCTCAGCCTGAATCACCCCCTGCGGCATCTGCCCTGTCGCGCGTTCCAAGATCTTCCCCTGCGAGATGGCGCCCGGCAGTACCTCGCTGTAATGCCCCGGGATATTCCCATGCTTCTTGAAGTCTGCCTTTTGGCGGTCGGTCATCGCGTCCTCTTCGATCCAGCCGCCGCCGTTGCCCGTCGTATTCAAGATATGCAGTTCCTGAATCCGGCGCTTATTGATCTCCCGCTGCGGGTCGATCAAATCCCGTACAAACCCCGCCGGCAAATCCTCTGCACCAAAGTGATAGCACGTCAGCGGGACAAAGGGGAAGTCGCCGTGCGCATAGGGGGAGACGATATCATCGAGCAAGACATCCTCTAAAAACGACGCGACCCTCACCTGTGTCATATGCGCCATTCGCTGCCCTGCCACAAGCCCTTCCAGGAAATAGGAAATGTCCATAGATTCCCTGGGGAGGACGCGCCCGTCGGTGAGATAATACAGCGTCTGCGGCACCTTCACCTTGTACCAGCATTCTACCAGCCGCGCCTTATCCGTATCCCGCTTATACCACAAAGGGTCGATATCCTTACCGCTGGTATGCTCCGCCTTGTCATAGACGGCATACTGCGCCCGGATATCCTCCGCATGCTCCGGGTACGCCAGCGAAAGCGCGTCCTTCGTCACCCATTTCGCCCGGCATATATACTTAGCGTCTGAAAAATCCAACGCGTGCGTCTCCGGGTCTAAATACATCCCGAACGGGTCTTCCCGCCTCACATACGCCTCGCCGTCCGTCGCCAGATCGTTGAACCGATACCCGACGTCGAACCAGCCAACCCCCCCGATGACCGCATCCAAAAATACCTGCGATTCCTCCCGGTCATAGTTGCAGCGGTCTAAGATGTACTTCGTCATTCCCTGCCGCACCCGGCAAAGCTCCATGTCATCGCTCGTGCGCGGCAAAAACTCAATGTCATACCGATTCAGCCGCTGATACCCCGAGAGGACATTGATCAGCGGCTTAATACGGTTGATCGTAATCGCCGGGCGCCCCGACTGTGCAAACGCCCGCTTATCCGCCTCGTCCCACTGCTTGCCGGCGACAAATTCGTAATCCGTCCGCGCTGCCTCGCGCCAGTCGCTCGCAAAATCTGCCGCCTCGCGGAACCACCGCCGGTACTTGCCAATATCTGCCATAACGCCCTCCTTTCACGTCGTCCAAGCCGACGCCGCACTGTCCCTGCGGCGCCGGTAATGCCTTGCCTCCTCTGCCTCCTTCGGCCGCTCCGGCGTATACGGGCGGCTCATCAGCCCATACCCCAAAGCATCGCAATTGTGCACGAGAACCCCATTTGCCACATACGCATGTACTCCGTCCACCGACAAATTATACACATCCGCCCGCCCCGCGCTTTCTACCGACACCACGCGCGGCATCTCCTGGCATCGTTCTTTTCCTCGATAGGCAAGCAATCTGTCGCCTGCCTTTAAATCTGTTATGGCGGTGAAACCCTTTCCTATAACAAAAATCGGATGATTCCCCGTCCCGATGAGGCAGGCGCCATTATCCACAGACACCCGATATACCCGTGCCCCTAAAGCCGTCCGCGCCGCCCCTGTCACCTTTCGGTATCCTTTCGGGGTCAGCACCATATCGCCCACCTGAACGCGCTCGATCGGTATATTGCCGGCTTCCGTTATAATCTTTGTTCCAGCCGCCAAACATGCATGATCTTCTCCCTGCGTGTCATAATCCTCCGGGTTGTGCTTATCGTAGCCAAGCATCGGAATTGTCCGGATCGCATGCAGACAAGACGCGAAGAAATACAGCGCCGGCTTAAAACTGCCGTCCTTCTGCCTTTGCCCAAGCAGTCGCTGCTTGATTTGATTCGCCATCGCCGCGCGCCCCTTGCTGCACTTGCCAAACGTCACCAGATGATGGTCGTATAACACCCGGTTGAGCTCCTCCGCCACCGTCGGACCCGTGACCCCTGTTGACGCCCAGCATGCCGAATCCAGTACCCCATAGCGGACGCTTTCCCTGCGGCTCTCCAGCGCACAGATTCGCTCCCCGACCTCCTTTGCCGTCTCGCCCGTGCCCACATTCGGCTTGCCGCCCCAACCATAAAGCTCTCGGTAAACATAGATCTGATTGTCATAATCCACCGCAAACCAAAGCACCGCATACGGGCGAGCGCTGCCCCAATCCATCGCGCGGAACCTGAGCCAGCCCGCGGGAATGGCAAACGGCTCTACCACATGCAGATCACTTCGCCAGCCCTTAAAGAACTGCCCGCCGGCAAGACCCCATTCCCCGAGCCCCGCCACCTTATACCGCTCCGGGTCACTCGTCTTCATCTCCTCAAACATCCGCAAATCTGCCGCCGACAGCCATTCATTGCATTGATAGGTTGTCGTCATCGCAAGGACATTTTCCGCCGCCGTGTCAAAGAACCGCCGCTTCAGCCAAGAGCCGCTGTCCCACGGGTTAAACGTCAGCAGCCACTGGATGTAATACCCCGCCGGCAAATGCCCGCGCAGCGATTCATCCACGCGGTTAAAGGCCTCTTCACTGACCTCATATGCCTCCTCCAGCCATCCCCAGCAAAGCACACCGCGCTTCACCGTGATCGACGTCACCTTTAGCGGATCATCCATTCCGCGAAATAAAATCCGCTGCGATGTCGGCAAATACTCCAGTTCCAGCGGCGAGACGCGCGCTTTCCAAAACGCCGTCACCCCCAAGCGGTCAATCGCCCATCTCAGCTGCGTCCAGCACGAATCTTTCAAACTCGCGCCCGTCTTGCGTACCACCAGCGCATTCGCAAGCGGATACGCCATCAGCCGTACAATCAGCTTCAGCGCCGCCGTCGTGCTCTTCTTTGACGCGCGGCTTCCCTTCACCACCAGATATCGCTTCTTGCTGCACCAGAATTCGTTATAGCCGCCGCCAACCACCGCCCGCGTCGAAACCCTCGCTATCAAGGCGCCCCCTCCTTAATATCATCTTGAATCACCACCGGCACCGCCTGCGTAAAGCTCACCTCCTGCCGCTGCAGGAAAAGTCCCTGCATCTTGCAGAGGAGCTCCAGCGCCTTGAGGGCGGCATGAAGAGACGGCGCCTTTCCGTCTGCCGCCTCCACCTCGCGCCGGGCGATACGCGATAAGCGCTCCTGCATCTGCTGCGGCGTCATCACCTTTGAATTCTTCGCCGCCTCCTGCTGTATCGCACGGATCCGCGCCTGTATTGCCGGCTTCTTCAGGCAATTATTGCCATTCACCCCGGCGACATTGTCCGAGCTCACATGATACCCCGCCATCTTATATGCCGCCGTCGCGTTTCCCGCACATACCCCCGTATACGCCAAACAGAAAGCCTCTTGCTTAAGCGTCAGCCTCACCACGTCACCCCCTTTCGCAGCATTAAAAAAGCAGCCGCCCCGCCGGGCTAGCTGCCTTTCTCTATTTTGTTTCTACCACCGCTGGTCTTCCTTTTCTCGGTCAAAAGTCCTTCTTTACCGCTGCGGTGACCTATGGTATACTTAAAATATTAGGAAGTCCGCAAGGATACCTAATGCCTTTTTCTACCTCAATGAGTTCCATACACTTTCACCTCCCCTCATGCTTTATGATACATTTTTTGTATCTACCGAGCATGAGGGGAGGCTTTTTTTATTTCCTTTCCGTCTGTATCCACTTTCGTACATACCAGCCGAAGATACCACCGCCGACAAAATATGGAATACCAACCGCGCGTCCCATCACGGCAAACACTGCGAGGAAGGCCACGGCACAAACCACAATGCAAAGCAGCGGCATATACCGAAAGCATCTTTCTTTCATGATCATCTTACCTTGATGGATGGATAGGCAAAACGCCCACCCATGCCTTTTGTCCTATCCTCCGCGCTAGTGAAACCGTCCCGAGATGGGGCGTTGTTTCGACGCTCCATGACGTTAATCCTATCTTCCTCGCTAGTGGAGCTTTTCCAAAAGATGGGGTGCCGTTTTGGCACCCCATGCCTTTAGTCCTACCTTCCTAAAGTCGCGTTTTGCAGCCTTAGACAATATCAGATTCCCCAAATGGGCATCTAATCCCTTGAAACACCCGCCACCCTTTCAATTGGTCTTGCGATTGACGTCTATACATATAGTATGTACAATATAGACGAAAGGAGAAAACGATTATGTACTTGGTATATCCTGCTGTATTTTATCCCGACCCTGATTCTTCTGCTTATTCTGTTGTCGTCCCCGATCTCCCCGGCTGTGTCTCTGGTGGAGATTCGCTTGCTAATGCTATCGCCATGGGAGAAGACGCCGCTTCCGGTTGGATTCTCGGCGAACTCGAAGACGGGAACACCGTCCCTCCGGCAAGCAATATCTCCGCGATTCACCCCGATCCAGAAATAGGCGATGGCTTTGTCAGCCTGCTTTCTCTCGATATGGACGCCTACGCCGCAAAATACGGCAACAAATCCGTCCGAAAGAATCTCACTATTCCCGCTTGGCTCAACACCTTTGCCGAAACCGAAAAGCTCAATGTCTCTAAAGTCTTACAACAGGCGCTCACCACGCTCTACGAAAAGAAAGCCGCTATGGTTTGAGTTAATTTAAGGGCGTCGCAATTCACGGCCTCCTTTTCAAACCACTCCCCCCGAATCAGGGTACCGGTTTGTCATCACAAAGGGGCGTCACGATTCGTTACCCCCTTCGCTGCATCGCCCGAAACTCGATAACAAAACGTTATCCACACGCGCCGTAAAACCCCGCCCTTCAGGGCTGGGGATATAAGGCGCAAAATAGGGTACACCCATTGACCTTTCGCCTCATTTTGCTATATAATATACATATAACAAAGGGAGGTGAATATTCAAGATGTATCTAACCCTATCAAATGTCATCCGCTCTCTTTCTAAAGAAGAGTATGCAATGCTTCGGGAGATGTGCCAGTACAGCAATAACCTGTATAACGTAGCTCTATACCATATACGGCAGTATTTCTTTCAGGAGAAAAAGTTTCTCCGGTACGAAGAAAACTATCATGTCTGCAAAGTGAACGAGAATTACAGGTTATTACAGGCCGGCATATCCCAACAGATCCTTAAAGTGGTTGACCGCAGCTTTAAGTCGTTCTTTAATCTGATAAAGAAAGCAAAAAGCGACGAGTATCGTTTCAAAGATATTAACCTTCCGCATTACCGCGAAAAGGGCGGTCTGTTTAACCTCATTCTGTCGACGAATGCAATTAGTATCAAAGACGGATTTTTAACGATCCCAATGAGCCGTGCATTTTTAAAAGAGCATGACGGGAAGAAAATCAAAGTTCCGTTTCCGTCGAGGCTCAGTGGAAAAACGATAAAGGAGATGCGCATCTGCCCCGATCGGCGCGGAACTTACTTTAAGATCCAGTATTGTTACGAGCAGGAGAAAGAACCGGCTATCGTTGATAAAAACAGAGTTCTTGCTGTCGACATCGGTCTTGAAAATCTTGCTGCCTGCGTAACCAATATCGGGACGTCGTTCCTCATGGACGGCCGTAAGCTGAAATCAATTAACCAGTATTGGAACAAACGTAAGGCAAGACTTCAGAGTATCGCAGACAAGCAGGGCGTTAAAACAACGAATCAAATACTGCGGCTGACGCGAAAAAGAAATAATCGTGCGAAAGACTGTATCCGAAAGACAGCACGTTATATCGTCGACTACTGTATCGATCAAAGAATCGGAACCGTTGTCTGTGGATATAACAGAGATTTTAAGCGCAGCATGAACCTCGGGAGAGTAACGAATCAGCAGTTCACGCAGATTAGTTTCGGCAGCCTTCGCGAGACACTCGCGAATCTCTGCGAGCGATACGGGCTTCAGTATATCGAACAGGAAGAATCCTATACGTCGAAAGCGAGTTGCCTGGATCTGGACGATATTCCTGTCTATAACCCGGAACAGCCGTATACAGGTACGTTCAGCGGAAAACGTATTAAGCGCGGACTATATCGTTTTTCTAATGGGCATATTACTAATGCCGATATTAACGGAGCGGCAAACATTCTCCGCAAAAGTAAGCAGAACTTTGACTTTAAAGAACTGTGTAAAGGGCTTTTGGCAAG